TCTATTGTCTATATTTGTCCATACCAAACTTTCTGGCACTTCCCATAATTGGTCACAGTTTTTACAATATGATATATCATCAAATCTTTCTTCTTCATGTGCCCTAATTAATTCTTGATATTCTTTACTATCTAAAATCTCTTGTATTGTATTTGTATCTAGATGACCAAGAGTTGCCTCTTTGTCATTTCCTAAAACCATACAACAAGGCACAACTGCACCTTGATGTTTATCTAAACCACCAGCCCTAACTTGTAACATAGATGCCGTAGGTCTACCACAACTTCTTCTTTTATCTTTTCTTCTTTCATATACAACTTCATATTCACCAGACCAATTATGCATCATCCAAATTTCTGACTTTGCACCTGTGTAGTCTACCCAATTTTTTATATACTGTTCTACCTCATAATCTTTTTTATTCATGTCTATAATTAAATGTTGTATATAAACTTCTGTATTTGTATTCTTACATGCATCAACTAATTTACGAACATTATCTCTGACTGTAAAAAATCTATCTGATTCATCTTTGTTGTTTACAGGCATCCATTTATTATATGTCTCACTATCATAACCTATTGCAGAAATACGAATCACATCTAATCCACTTTCTGCTATCTCTTGAATTAGTTTATCATCTAATCTATAACCATTTGTAATCGTACTACAATGTATATTTTTATCTTTGATATATTTTACACATTCTATAAACTTTTTATTTAAAGTAGGTTCTCCGCCACCATGTAAACTGATAGTTTCAACTTCATGTTCTATTGCATTATCTACAATCTTTACAAAATTATCCCACTTCAATAATTTTTTAAATTCTTTTTCACGACCAGAACTCTGTGGGCACATTTGACACGAATAATTACACCCACCTGCCAACTCCATATCTAACTGTCTAATCTTTTTCATGCCATCAATTCTCTTAATACAAATTTGAAGTTTGTCACATCAAATTTTAAAAAACTTTTATAATCATTTATAAGTTTATAAACATCTTTCCATACATAATCATCTTTTAATTTTGTATTCCATGTTTTACTATAATTTAAAATACCATCCAATATAACCATAGTTTCTAGTGATACTCTTTTACCTAGATATTCTTTTAATAGTTTAGGATGTTGATTTTCTGATACTGCTATCATTTTAGAATCCATGATAGGTTCTATCTCAGATTTAAAAGTGTAAGTTAAACTTTGTATTTTCTTTTGCCATTCTATATAATTATCCTCATGAAACTTACCAACCCAACCTTTAGGATAAATTAAAAAGTTAGCAAGTAAATAATCTTGTATGTCATCTTTACTTTTATATTTTCTAGTTAATTTAACAAAAAAAATTCTGTCATTCCTTTTATAGAATGAATCTCTTGACACTTTGGATTTACCACCATATTTTATGAAGTCATAATCACCTTTGTCAAAATGTGCTTTCATAGCACAATACATTAAGTACGCATCTATTGGTTGCATTATAAAGGTAGCTTGGCAGATTTAGGTAAGTAATTTAAATCTCTAGCATTTGCTTCTATTTTTTCTTTTAAACTTTTTGTTATTAGTTTTGCGACAGTTACAGGTTCTATACCCATTTGTTCACAATAGATAGATATTGCATCAAGATGTGTACATCTCTTATCAAATGCAATCCTCTCTATTTCTAATGAAAATGTTTTTGGTGTGTGTACTGTGTTCGTGTTATCTGTCATATTGGTAAAGATGCTCCTTGATTGACTAATTGTTTTACTGCAGAATTAAAATGTGTTTTCCCTGTAATTTGACATACATGTTCTTTCATCTTATCATAAATACCTGTTCCTTGCTGCATGATAGTTCTTTTTACTTTTGCTGAATCGTAACCTAAATACTGTATAACTTTTTTAGGAAATACTTTATGTTCTGGGTGAGAAAAATCATAATCTAAATCATTTATCCACCTTACTCTATCATCCTTGTATGCCAATACTCCATTTGCTTCCAACTCTTTTGCAAGTAATTCAAATAAATGACCTGAACCTTTATGAAAATCTCTATTAGGGTCTATTGATTTCATATAATAATATTGTTTACATCTTGTCTGTGCAATATTTTTAGGAACATTGTATATTTTCATAACTTTATTTACATCTTTATACGGAAAAACATTATGAGAACCTAAAAGTGTATCTGCACCATCACCTTGAATTAAATCTCTTTCTTTTACATTTGTTTTTTTCAAACATAAATAAAAAGTCAAATAGTAAACAATATCATGAACTGTTTTTATAGGTTTACCTTTAATTAAATCAAAATTATCAATAACTTCATCCCATGTACAATATATTAATTGATTATTGATACCTAATTTTTCAGCACTATCTTGTGATACTTTTATGTCATCGGTATCTTTTACACAACCTATGGTTATTGAATCTTCAAAATCAAAATACTTATTTAAGACAGCACCTAACAACATTGAATCAACACCACCAGATAACATAAGTACTGGTTTATTTTTTTTGTATTGAGATTTATCTAGAATGATATTTTTTAAATTATGAATGTACTTTTCTGCAGCTTCTTCAAATGATTCTGGTGTTATTACAGGTCTATTTTTAAAAACAGCATCATACCCAACTTTGGTGTTAGGATTATTAAATTTTAATTCCACTATACACAGCCTGTTGGTTTTGGTAATCCACCATACTTTGCAATCTTTTTCATTGGGCCAGATTTAAAAACTTCGTAAAGTTTACTTGCCTTTCTATCCATTCCAAACTCTTTTGCAAAGTTACGAACAGCAGGAACTGTGCCTGTTGCATTATACATTTCTCTTGCTTTGTCTATGTAAGTTTTGATTTCATCTGTGATGACAAAATCATCTTCTTGTGCCATTTGTTGCATGACTTCTTCTGACCAATCATTTGTATTGACCAAAAAGCCATCACCATCTCTATTTAAGTCCATAATATACTCCAATTATAAATTAAAATGCTGCGGAACTTCCACAACCACATGTTGATTTTGCATTAGGATTTTTAATCGTGAATGCACTACCATTTAGTGGGTCATCTACATAATCTATTGTTGCACCTTCAAAATAAACACCTGACATTGGGTCTATTAATAGTTTTACACCATTAGTTTCAAATACCCAATCTTCATCTTTTTGTTGGTCTAATGTGAAACCATATTGAAAACCAGAACATCCACCACCTTGTATAAAACAACGAAGGTTTAGGCCTGGCTCTTCACTTGCCAAAATTACTTTGGCTTGATTGGCTGCACTTTCTGTAAATGTCATTTGCATGTTTTGTACCACTCATCTAAAGTTTCTTCTAATAATGGTATGTAGTCTTTTTTATCTTTGATAAACTCTTGTACAGTACCATTTTCCGTAACAACTAAAATTACTATTTGGTCAATAGGTTGACCTGTAATCTCCTCAAACATTAAGGCATATGCCGCTGTTTGAATATAATAATTTTCATTGTACGAATCTTTTCTCTCATTTGTGGAAGTTTTAAAATCTATGACTGAAAGCTGATGTTGATAATTAGCAATACAGTCTGCTCTTCCTGCCACTCTATATTTATCTGAATACAAACATATCTCTTGTGCATAGACATCTGTTATGAATTCAAATCTTTGATTTTTTAATTCATTAAATAAAGTATATGGTAAAAAGTCTTTCTTATGTTTCTCCCATGTTTCAAAACTAAAATCTTGACTTAACCAATCTTCACACATTTTATGAACTTTAGAACCTCTTACTGCGGCCTTACTTGCTATGTGTGTTGCAACTTCTTCACCAACTTTTTTTCTCCACTTCATTATACCTGCTTTATTTCTAGGTGATAATACTGTGGTTATAGAGGGATACTCTTTACCTTCTGGTGTTATATAATATCTTTTTTTATCTACTGTCTTTGTATCTAACTGAGGTAAATAATATACTTCATTCTCAAATTCAATCTCATAATTTTTCATAATTTATACTTTGTGCCACTCCTTACCCTCAAATAGTAGAGATTCTGCTTGACGCCTTCTGATTAGTCCGTCTAGTGTTTTACCACCAGCCTTGTTCCACCTTCTCATTTCAAATGGAACTGAACCATAATCACTTTCATTTAATTTTTTTAACATTGTTGATTGTCTTAAATTACCAACTCCTAAATTAAATGTCCATGCAACTAATGCATCAAACTGACCTTCATTTAATTCTACGATTACATTGTCATTTACATAATCTTCAAACTTTGCAATATCTTCTTCTAATAATTTATCTGCTTCAGGTTGTGATATAACATCACCTTCTTTTACTCCTGCAGTATGACCATAACCTATTGTCCAAACTCCTGCCGAGCATTTGTATGATTTTAATTTACAACCTTCAAACTTTTTAATTAATGCCAAGCCTTCTTGACTACATTTCATAAATCAACTCCTATACCTAGTTTAGTTTTTTCAATTAAATAGTTTCTAACAAAA